TACACTGATCACAAATGCTATCACAGCTAGAGCAGCAGCGGTTACAGCACCTCAGATAGCAGCCGCCATAGCTAGTGTGCCGGCAAGACGTAGTCCTAGTAATTTGATCCAAGTGGCCACAGGTCAGTATAGAGAAACATTACCTATTATTGTGCCAGAACAGACCTGTATACAAGGCGACGAATTACGCTCAACCAACGCAGGACCTGCAGGCAGTTTAACTAATCGATCAGATGCCGGTTACAGCATAGGTGCATTAACTAGATTGCAAACAGTAGTCGATCAGATCGTAAGAGGTGCAAACGTTACAGAAAGCTCTGGCAACACTACTGTTCAGAGCATAGCATTCCCATATGCTAGTACAGACGAAGCAGCTGATGCTGCACAGTTGGTCAGAGTCATGCAGCATCAGATTGATTTTAAGATCAGTTCTACGTTCATGGAAAGTTCTGCAAACCCTACAGGCTATAACACATCATTCTTAACAGGATTTGGCGACGCAAGAAAACTACTGATTGAAAACAAAGAATTTATCAAAGAAGAAATTACAGCTTTCTTAAATACAAATTACAGCACATTAAAATTCAGTAGAACCAAATGCAAACGTGATGTGGCATTTATTGTTGATGCTATGAGCTATGATTTGACCTATGGCGGAACCTGGGCTACACTAGTGGCTGGCACAGCATATTTTGATGGCGATAACAGCACACAACTACAGATTGATAGCACAGAAATTGCTGCCACGGTAGCTGCCTATGGCAGATTGAAAACAGTAGTACAACAGATAATTGCCAACACCACAGTAACAAAATCCACAGGCAATACCGCCACCCAATGGACAGATTCCACAAACTTGGTAGGCGGCGCAGCTGCTAATGTCACTGTAGGTGCTTTAGTAGACATTATTACCAATATTATACAAGGTGATAGCACAGAAGGAAACACTCCGCAGATCAATGTTACACAGATTGCAACTCTTAATACATTTACATCTAACAATCACGGGCTATCAGTTGGTGATGCTGTAGTTCCAAGAATCACTGCTAACGGGTTAGTTAACGGTACAAAATATTGGGTAGTAGGCACAGTAAACACTAACACATTCCAACTTGCAGCCACATATGGCGGAGCAGTATTAGCATCATTCACCAACGGCGCTGGACTCGACATTGATTTAGAGACCATCGATTACCCTACGGCAACCAATGGTGTAACATCAACCACAGCATTGATAGCTGCGGCTGTGACCTTAGATGCTGCACAAGAAACCATAGTAACTGCGTCTACCGCTTATATTACTGCTAACTTTCCTGCATTAGTTTATAACTCAGCTAAGTGCGAACGTGATGTGAGATTGATTCTTGAAGCAGTGATGTTTGACTTCATGTTCAACAGCAACTTCAAGACTAGAGAAGCTGCTTATTCATATCTACGAGCCAGCGCCAGCGATGTGTATTCACTGAATCAGAAAGCAGCTACTCGTGCAGCATTTACCTATGTAAAAGATCAAGCCAAAGCCAACGTGGGTGGCAATGCCACAGCACAGGCTCGTATTGAAACATTGATGACTACACTAGATGATATAGTCTACGGTGCTACCAACGAAGGTAGTCGCTGTGCTTCAAGCAACAGAATGGTTGATTATGCTGTGCTACAATTAGAGCGCAACAGAGACTATATTGTAGCAGAAATCGATGCCTACATTGATTCAACTTATGTTACCGCAGTCACAAACACTTTTGCAGGCATAAATGAATTCGATTGCACATCTACAGCATGGATGACAAGAAACGCAGCTATAAGATTCACAGGTACTGTGTTTGGCGGAGTGAATACTACTACTACCTACTATGTGCAGAATGTGATTAGTGCAACCAGATTTAAGATTGCTACTACAAGAGATTCAAATACTGCATTTAATATTGCCAGCAGCGGCAGTGGTTCAATGACTGTGAGTCTATTCTACAGCAGCACAGCCTGCCTCAGAGATGTCAATACATACATCAATGCACTCAAGTATGATTTGAAATATCCAGGCAACTACAAGTCTAGATACGCAGCCAGATACTATGCAAATAGTGTAACAGGCAGTTTAGAAGAGGACATGTATTATCTCAGAGATGCCACAGGTCTAAGAGATCAAACCCTTGAAGGACTCACCGGTGATCTACTAGCAGAAAATGAATACGGTACTTCTAGAGTAAGTGCAGGAGCATATGCATCCTTGGATCCAGGTTGGGGTCCAGAAGATTATCGCACTTGGATTATAACACGTTCACCATATGTGCAAGGCTTGACCACATTGGGAACAGCGGCTATAGGTCAAAAAATCGATGGCGCACTGCACAATGGTGGTAATGATTCAATTGTTTCCAACGATTTTACACAAGTAATATCAGACGGTATTGGTGCATGGATCACCAACAACGGTCGTGCTGAATTAGTGTCTGTGTTTAGCTATTACGCACACATTGCATATCTAGCGGAAAACGGTGGAAGAATACGAGCCACAAACGGCAACAACTCATACGGAGATTTTGGTTCTGTGGCAGAAGGTTTCGACGCAACTGAAACTGCCGGCACAGCCGTAGTTGACAACCGCCTGCAATTTGACGCACAAATTGATCGTGTTATCACCGACGGATCAGCACTGATACAATTGGAATTCACCAACGCAGGTATTGACTATACAGAAGTCACTTATACGCTCACTGGCGGCGGCACAGGAGCTATAGTTCAAACCGATGAATTCCGTGATGATGCTGTGTTTGAAGTTCGCATGTTGGACCTTATAGAAGACAGCACCAATGCTCCTGAGGCCGAAGGAAATCTTGGTGGATTTGGTTATAAGACTGCTGCCAGCACTGCTCAGGGCGGAACATTGACTAGTATAACCATAGCTGCCACAGACGGCGAATCCAGCACTGCCTACATAGGCATGAAAATTGTGCTTACAGGTGGCGCTGGAGTAGGACAATTTGGAATAATTACCACTTATAATTCAGGCACAAAAGTAGCTGGACTGGTTAAAGAATCAGACGGAACAGCAGGATTTGATCATTTGATAGCAGGCACTGCAATTATAGCACCAGATGCTTCTTCAACATATGTTATTGAACCAAGAGTAACATTTGCAGCACCTGGATACACTAGCACAGCCGCTACGCTGCCAACTAACGGCGATTGGAGAGCTGTAAAATATGGTGAAACTGCTGCGGTATACACCACAGTTACAGGCACTTATGCTGGATCAGGAATAGGTGCCACATTTACAGTGATACGTAATGGATGGAAATATATACCATCTATTCAGGGTGCCGGAACAGGTTATGCTAGATTACAAACCATAACCATACTAGGTACCAGCCTAGGCGGCACCACAACTGCCAATGATCTAGTGATCACAATCACCGCAGTGAATTCCACTACAGGTGCTATTTTAGATTTTGACCACAGCGGTTACGGCATAGGTGGCAGATATGTGGCTCTAAGAAGCGGAAGCACAGTAGGTGCAACTTCAGAAGATGGAATCGCTTGGGATACAAGAGCCAGCTTGATGCCTAGTGCTGCAAACTGGGATGCAATGGCTGCGGGTCTATTTGACGATAACTCTTCTGTAGGCAAGGTCAGCAAATTTGTGGCAGTGGCAGGCACCAGTGCCAACACCACAGGTGCATACAGCTCAGATGGTATTACTTGGACAGCAACCAGCATGGGAACTTCTGCTACATGGGTTGACGTAGCGTTTGGTGCACAAAAATTTGTAGCAGTCAGCAGCGATGTAACCACAGTGAGAATCAGCAATGACGGCGAAAATTGGGATCAAACTGGTACACTAACTACCACTGGATTCACAGCTATTGCCTACGGTAAAAATAGATTTGTTGCAATTAAGAGCGGCACTAATGTAACTAATTATGCCACATCGACTACAGTCACAGGCACATGGACTGCAGGTACATTGCCTTCTAGCTCAAACTGGAGAAGCATTGCCTACGGTAACAACAGATTTGTTGCTGTATCCAACACTAGCGGAACCATAGCTGCTTACAGCTTGGATGGTATTACATGGACAGCCAGCACACTACCAGCCACAGCATCATGGACTAGCGTGACTTACGGTCAGGGCGTGTTTCTTGCTGTGAGCACAACCACAGCAGCAGCAACATCGCCAGATGGCGTTACCTGGACTCTAAGAGCCACCAGTGCAGCAGCTCTTGGGTTCTCAGCTATCACATTTGGTAATAGAAACAGATATGGCCAGTTCGTAGGAGTTGGTGATGGTACAGGACAAGTAGCCACTTATATTAGAACTGGAGCCACCGCTAGAGGTCGTGCCAAAGTGGCTGCTGAAAAACTGTTCCAAGTTAATATCACAGAACCTGGATCGGGCTATGCCACAGCACCAACTATTACATTCACTGATCCCAACAACACATTTGAATCTCCCGTAACTGTGAGAACTGGCAGTGGTGTGTTGGCCAATCCTAGTTTTGTTAACAGGGGATCGGGTTATGTTACAGGAAGTGGTGAGGTAGATATCGGTGACGGTTATTCCAATCTATTCCAACCAGGTTCGTTTGTGGCCATGAGAAGAATTAGTGCTCAACCAGTGCCAGGAGCCAACGTGGTGTTCAGTCATTTACCTGATAGAACTTTCAAGTTGGTCAACGTGGTCACATTCTTGGGCACCAATGACGGTGCTTACACAGCATTCTTCCAACTCAGTCCACAGTTGACTAGATCAGAAGCTCCGACAGACGGAGTCAGCGTTGAAACTAGAATTAGATACAGTCAGGTTAGATTGACTGGACACGATTTCTTGGACATAGGCACAGGCAATTTTGCAGAAACCAATTATCCAGGACTAAGCACCCAGCCCGTTATTGCTGCCAACGAAGCAGTGGATAGTGGAGGCGGTAGGGTGTTCTTTACATCAACGGACCAAGACGGCAACTTCCGAGTGGGAGATCTGTTTGCCATTGAGCAAAGCACAGGTATTGCTACTCTGAATGCAGATGCATTTAATATTTCAGGACTGCAAGAACTTAATTTGGGCAACGTGACATTGGGCGGTGGATCAGCAACAATCACTGAATTCTCCACAGATCCATTCTTTACAGCAGATTCAGACAACATAGTGCCTACACAGCGAGCCATCAAGGCTTATATTGCGGGACAAATTGGTGGTGGAGGTGCAAGTTTGAATGTCAACTCAATCACAGCAGGTAGTATTTTTATTAGCTCTAACATTATAACTACTACTACACTAGCACCAATTAAAATGAATGCCAACTTTGAATTCAGAGGCGGAGTCACAGGGATACCTTTGGCATTCAATTACTTTTTGAACTAAATATAACGGAGAAATAAATTATGGCAACAGGAAGATTAGGAACAGCAGATCTATCAGCAGCAACACTGGCAACAGTGTATACTGTGCCTGCTACAACATTCACAGTGGCAACTGTCAACGTGGTAAATCGTGGTGCTACAGCTGCCACGATACGAATAGCATTAGCAAGTTCTGCAACCCCCACTGACGCAGAATGGCTGGAGTATGACGTGAGTCTATCTGCTAAAGGTGTGCTAGAACGTACAGGAATTGTCATGGACGCAGGAAAATTACTAGTAGTGCGTTCCAGTGCTGTTGGTGTAAATGTTGTGGTCTATGGCATCGAAACCGCAACAGCGTAACTAGGAGAACATCATGGGTAGAAGACAAACAGCAGGGGTTGCAGGTGGTTCAGGAGTTGGTGGAGTTAACTTTGATAACACCACAATAACTGCTGCAGACAATCTAGATATTACCATAGATCCTAGTGGAACTGGTAGATTTTTAATTGCCGGTGATGCGCAGATACAGGCTCAAGGAGATCTAAGATGGGCAGATGCAGACTCCTCTAATTGGGTGGCATTCCAAGCGCCGGCCACAGTTTCATCAAATGTAACTTGGACATTGCCTGCTGCAGATGGCACCACCGGCCAAGTGCTTTCAACCAACAGCTCGGGCACATTGGCTTGGGTAAACAACGGAACCATCGTGGGCAATCTTGTTGTACCAGGGGCATTGTTAGTTTCAGGTGGTGTAATTGATTTAGTTGCGCCTACCAGTGTTACACAAACCGGCCAAACTATCACAGCATTCACAGAAGGAAACACAACCTACAGTAGTATTACATATACATCAGTTGGAGGCGAACAGAAACTCACTGGATTCACAGCCACTACTTCTGGAAGCGGCATCGCGGCACGTTCGGTTGCAATCACTTATTTGGCCAACGGCTCAATAAATGCATTCACCGTTACTTAAGGAAAAAAAATGGCAGATATTTTAGTTCACAACGCAATAGCAGTAGGCAGTTACAATTTAAGAACTGCCTTGGCATCCGGTGTTGCCAGTCAAGGCAGTGTTTCGACAGACCCTACACAGTATGCAAACTGGCCCAGCTGTATACCATCATTACAGACAACCAACGCCTTGTGCATATATGATTCAGGTAGTGGATATTTTAGAGACGGAGCCTGTTGTGCCTGGACTGTGCCCGCTGGCGCCAGTCAGGTGAGATTTGAACTGTGGGGTGCTGGTGCAGGAACCTCGCCAGGCATGTGTTGCAGCGGCAGTCCTTTTGGTGCCACAGGAGCATATGCTTCATTGATTGTCAGTGCCAAAATAGGCTGTGTATACACGCTGTGTGCAGGCGCCGCTAATTCCAATCAATCGTATTGCCACTGCGATAGAGATGTTTCGGGATGTCAAAGTTTTGTCACTGGTGCTGGCCTCAGCAACTTCTGCGCCAATGGCGGCTGCAGTAATTTACACGAAATGATTCGTGCCACTCAGCGAGATCCAGCCTGGAACTGTTGTAGATATATGGCTAGATGTTCTCAATCAGCAGGTGCTTGTATCTGTTGTACAAGCACTGCTACATATTTTTGCTTCTCAAATTCCTGCTCGATCAGTTGCTGTTCAGCATATCCTTGTATCACAAGACAGTTCAGTTACTTTACAGGCGGCTGCGGCAATTCAATCTGGGGTACTCCGATCATAATCCCCAGCATGTATGCTGCAGATTGGTTTGACACCAATTTTTACGGATGCATGTGCTCACAGCCTACCATGTTGCCAGGCAACTGTGCAAACACTGTATCGACCATATGCTGTGTCTCATACACTTCGGGCACCTGCTGCGGCGCAGCTTTTGGTGGCGCCTGCACTGGAAACAGATGTCAACCAGGCCAAGGCGGAAACTATAATCACGTGATGGGCGGCAACATTGGCTACGGCGACTGGGGACGCACAGGCATGGTCAAGGTCAGTTGGTGTTAATTTTTTCTAGGGAAATAATATGAGTAATGATATTTTAGTCTACAATGCAATCGTTGAAAATCAACGGATTTTAAAAGAGTATATTGACACCAAATTGTTTGATGTGCAATTTCCAAGTGGAGGTGCTAGCGGCCCTACGGCCGCTAACACCCCAACCATATTGTATAATTGCAATGGATGTTGGAATGGGTCGGCTGTGATACCATCTTCTTCTCGAGGAGTTTTTAGCAGATATGAAATTGTAGGGCATACCAGCTACTGGCAGTATTACTGTTCTCAGGCCACGTTTGGATTTGCCGGAGCCTGCGGTGGAGCCTGCAGTGATAATTTTGATCAATACTGCTGCGCTCATTGTGCCTGCGGTTGGGTCGGAGACAGAAAGTGTATGAACGGTTCAGAAAACTGGCAATGCGCCGGGGCAATTGCTTGGCCGTTTGGCTGTAGTTCGGGCTGTGACACAGCCTGCACTATTCAAGGCTTCAACTTTCATGTGAGTATGGTGCCAGACAATGTCTGCAACGGCAGTCAAAGAGGTTTTCATTATTGTTTCACAATGTCTAATAACGGTGACGGTTGGTGCTGTATTGGTAATAGAAATTCTGGACAAGGCTATAGCTGCTGTGGCGGTCACCCTGCTTGTTTGAAATCGGTGTGTTTTACTACCCCCAGCGGCACTCAGCCGTTTGCCTGCGTAACCAGTGTGATGATATTAGGACACGGTAGGATTACTCCATAAAAGGAAAAAACATGACAAAATCTGAATTTTATAAAATTTGGTATAGCACTCGACTACCAGGACAGTGTCTGCTAGAAGATGGATATCCCAACGTTCAATTCAAAGCCAAATACATTACCACTGAAGAACAATGGCTGGAGTTTTTAGAAACTGAAATTGAACTAGATGAATTTGTTCGATTGAGCCCAGACGCCGCTGCAATAATGGGAGTGGAATATGTGATGCCACATACTCGGGCACGAGTATATCCCGATCCGAACGAACAATTAGACGGCATCTTTAAAAGTTTATTGGCATTAAAAACAGCAGGGATTTCTCTTGGTGCAGAAGGGGATGCCTATATAGCTTCTGTAAAAGCAGTCAAAGATCAATTTCCTAAAAATTAACAGTCGTCCGGCGATCCAAGATTACCCCTCACTTCCGTGATACTCTGATATATAATATTAGATATATTTCAGTATCTAAAAAATAACAGTGGAGTAATCGATGAAAAAAGCATTTTTTGTAAATGGAGGAGCCGGACGTGTACTGTGTGCAATTCCAGCACTCGAACACTATTTGAAAACAGTTGATAGTGATGTGGTAATAGTAGCCGAAGCATGGTTAGAGTTGTTTTTGTCCAGCGATATACTAAGAAACAACGTATATTCCATTATGCAGAAAGATCTGTTTAGAGATAAATTAAAAGACAAAGAAATCGTCACTCCTGAACCATATCGATTAAACGCTTATTTCAATCAAAAAGCCAATTTAATTCAAGCATTCGACATGCTGATAAACGATTTATCAGAAGTTCCAGACACCAAAAACATCAATTTGTCCATAGGCAAAGCTGATCAGGCGCTGGGTTATAATTTAATCAACAATGTTCGTGAACAATTCAAGAAAGAAAAAGTCATAGTATTTCAACCGTTTGGATCAGGTGCTAGACAAGAAGGTAATTTTATCATAGACGAATCTGGTAGAAGTTTTGAACTAAAAGATATCTACAGACTTGTAGATGAACTGAGCAAAAACTACGGTATTGTCATGATGTCTACATTTAACATACCGTCTGTGCGGCCCATGCCTGCCATAGTTCCAGAAAAATTTAATCTGCTTCAATGGATGGGCGTTATTAATGCAGCAGACTATTTTCTTGGCTGCGACAGTGTTGGACAGCATTTTGCTCATGCACTGAAAAAGCCAGCCACAGTGGTCATTGGCTCTACCTTTCCTCAAAACATCAGTTATCCTAACAACAAAGATTTTACCATCATCGACAACGGCAAAGACAAGCGTACCTACTCACCTCTAAGGATAACCACTGATTTCACAGTGGATCGAAACAATGAAGATTTGATGATCCTTGAAGATTCTGAATTCGACAAAATAGTAGACGGCATAGTAAAAAAATTAGGCAAGTCGACAAAAAAATTCAACGAATCTGCTAGTACACCTATGTTGTCAAATCAGACAACGTGCGGAATTCCTCAAGTTGAATTGCCAAAGACACCATTAGATGCAACTTTAAAAAATATTTTTGAAAAAACAAACTAATATGAACGAAAAAAATAACACACTTGAAAAAACTGGATATATTCTTGGCATAAGTCGCGGACATAATGCTGGCGTATGTTTGCTTAAAGATGGCGAAATAGTGTTTGCTTTAGAAGAAGAAAGATTAAGCAGGCACAAATACGATGGTGGTCCTTATGCAGGTATCATAAAAGTCAAAGAATACACTGATAAAATAGATTACATGGTCATTTCTCATACACAGAGTCTAGAACACACCGGACAAAAAGTGGATTTTACAGGGGATAATATTTATGTGGGTCTGGCTAGAAAAATTGGATTGATTGATAGAAAAGCGGATATTTACAATCACCCGCAGGTAATAGATTACAGCCACCAACATCATAAAATTCATGCAGCCTGCGCTTTTTATCGCAGCGGATTTGACGAAGCTGTTGCAGTTATTGTAGATGGTGCTGGCTCGTCAACTCCTGCCAATCTCAGAGGTGAACCAATATTGTTGTGGGAAGTTGAATCGGTTATAGATTGCGCATATCCTGCAAAGTTTAAAACAATTTATAAACATCTAGGATGTCGTGATGGCATACCTGTAAATATGGTAGAACAGGCTGGGGAAGTTCTACAAGAAGAAGGTACATTTTCCGCAGTGCTGTCGGATAGGGCAGGTATTGTAAAAACCTACGAAGCTGTAACTGAATATTGTGGATTTCCTGCAATCGAAGCAGGAAAGACCATGGGATTATTTCCCTATGGTAAAAAGAATGAAAAAATTCCACCACTGTTTACTAATCTAAACAATACTAGTGAATTTAACCTAGCAGACAGAAACGTCATAATACCAACTTATCCAAACTCAGCGTTTGTAAATGTTGTAGCTGTGACAGAACTTTCAGAATTTGCAGATGGCGATCTAACCTATCTTCAAAATCGCAGAGATCTCGCATATGCGGTGCAGACTGAAACACAAGAACAGGTGTTGAACCTAATTATTAAAGCGGCAACAGCAACAGGTAAAAAAAATGTAGTGCTCAGCGGAGGATACGGGTTAAACTGTGTGGCAAATTATCACTACCTAAATACTCTGCGTGAGCTTGACATTGAACTGTATGTTGAACCAATATCCAACGACGGTGGCACTGCTATCGGAGTTGCCCTGTTGCATTATCATACCCAAGAAGAATCTAATAAAAAACACAACAGCGATCTATATCTCGGTCCAAAATACACATACACTGAAGATCAAATCAGTTCGTTGGCTGAAAAATATGGTGCAGAAATTAAACAATGTGATGATGCAGAAATTGTTGATCTGTTGACATCAAAAAATATTGTTGCTATATTTCAGGGTAGATCGGAAAGCGGTCCGAGAGCACTGGGCAATAGAAGTTTGTTATTTGATCCTAGATTTAAAGACGGCAAAGATTTTGTCAACGGTGTCAAGCGTAGAGAATATTTCCGTCCATTTGCAGGTTCGATCTTAGAAGAAGATACACATGAATGGTTTGATCTGCGAGGCATGGATGATTCACCACATATGATGTATGCAGTTTCTTGCAAGCCTGGTGTAGCTGACAAAATTCCAAGCATTATCCATGTTGATGGATCTTGCCGTATTCAAACAGTCAATGAAGAACAAAATCCATTGTATTACAGACTTATAAAAAAGTTCAAAGAAGAAACAGGATTTCCAATAGTTTTCAATACCAGTTTTAATCTAGGTGGCGAACCACTAGTTGAAACCTTGGAAGATGCATTCTGGACTTTGCAACAAAGTAAGATAGAATACTTGTATCTTCCAGAATACCAAAAGTTAATTTCGATTATTAACTAATATATGCAAGGGTCTAGAGAAATTCTTCTCGAAACCCTTGCTCTAAATTTAAAATTTTGTTTTTTAAAAAAGTAGCAGATAACTTGTCTGCTAGTATTTCGTGGTTATCCTGACTTAGATGTCCTACTCTAGGATCACGCCCCTTGTGGATGTTAGAAATAAAATTTGACCACGAATCTAGATCTTTTCCTTTGACTTCATTAACACAGATGTCAAACAATGATCCGCTGACTTGATATCTCCCGCTGATTGGATAGCCTTTTTGTTCAAATCCTGGTAGAATTAATAAATTTATTTTATTTTTTTCTGAAACACGGTGTATAGAATTACAAAGACATTCAAAATTTATAAATGACATGATAGGATTATCAAGATAGGTCATGTAGTATTTCAGTGCAGTTTTTTGCTCACTAGATAAATCAGCCAGATCACTGTGACTGACGGCAAAGTTAGAGGAGCCAACGTTATCTGGAAAAAACCATCTCCTGTTTATCTGTGTGGAAACAAAAATCACAAAATCATTTGGTGTGATTTCATGCAATTGTTCTGTAAATTGATTATAGATCCATTCGTTGGGTGCCCCAAACTGCGCAAAAGTTTTTACACCATCACAATTTAGATTTTTCATTAATGAAAATTGCCAATGTACACGAGATTCTAAATCATTTTGATAAGGAATAGCATAACTGTCTCCAAATACCCATAAATTTTTCATAAGTTTTTTTTAAATGTTGTTCTAGATATAAGTAATATGACACTATTTATTGTGTTTAAATTTCGTAATAAATTTTTATAGATCACAAAAAATGAGTAAATCCTTAATCGATTATGCATCAATCAATCCTGGTGCAAATACATTTAACTCTTCGTTAGAATCCAACCGTTGTGTGATTGGATTAGATCGAGACGGTGTAATAAATCAAGACCTTGGAACATATTGTTTTCGCCCAGAAGATTTTGATCCAATTGGAGGAAGTCTAGAAGCTGTGGCTTTTTTGAGAAACAAAGGATACAAGATTGTGATCATTACAGATCAAGGTGGTATAGAAAAAGGCATATACACCAGTGATGATGTAGACACCACACACAAACATATGTTGCAACTGTTGGGCAAAGCAGGCTGTCCTAGCATTGATGCAATATATTATTCTACTTCTAGTCGCAAAGAAGACTACTATGCCAAACCCAATACAGGGATGTTTACAAGATGCGAAACTGAACATCCGACTATAAAATTCAAAGGTGGATATTATGTTGGTGATAAAATCAAAGATCTCAAAGCAGCAATTAAAATCGGAGCTAGGCCAATTTTAGTAAGAACAGGCTATGGTGCAGAAACTGAAAAAGAATTAAAAAAGTATACCTATAGAGAGATCAAAAGAAAAACACTGATATACAATAATTTGGCAGAATTTGCCAGCACATTAGCGTAAAAAATTCTATTGATAACCGGTAAAAAACAGTGTACATTTATTTAAGAGTTGGTAATCACGATGCAAATATGTTGGGATAAAATAAAATGAGACTAGATGGAAGAGTACAAAAGGGGTGGGGATATGAAATTATCTTTTCAACAACAGAAAAATACTGCGGAAAATACTTGGTATTTGAAAAAGCCAAAGCAAAATGCTCCATGCATTATCATCTAGTCAAGGATGAAAGTTGGAACGTTAATCAAGGAAGTTTTATTTTGAGGTATATAGATACTGCAACTGCTAAACTTCAAGAAAAAATATTAAATGTAGGTGATAACTGGCACAATCCTCCCGGGTTACCGCATCAGCTTGAAGCCTTAGAGGATAATTCTATCATTGTAGAAGTAAGCACAGCTGATTCGGTAGAAGATAATTTTAGAATCTTCCCAGGAAATAGTCAAGCATGACACGAGTGGTGATCAATGGAACGTTTGACATTATACATCTAGGGCATTTAAAATTATTGCAGTATGCAAGAAGTTTCCCCGACAGTTATGTATTGGTGTTAACTGACAGTGATCGCAGAATACGTGAGTTAAAGGGTCCAGCTCGTCCTGTTAATACCGAATACGAACGATGCAGTATGTTGTTTGCTCTAAAGTATGTTGATCGAGTGGAAACATTTGACACGGATCAAGAACTCATAGACCTGATCAAAGGTTTTAAACCTGATGTAATGGTCAAAGGCAGTGACTATCGGGACAGACCTATAATAGGTGCAGAATACTGTAAAGAGATAAAATTTTATGACAGAGTTGAACCATACTCAACAACCAAAGCAATACAAGATATTACTCATAGGGGATAATTGCACAGACGTATATCAATACGGTACTGTTGATCGCATTAGTCCCGAAGCCCCAGTTCCTGTATTTAAATTCAGTCACGAAGAAAGCAGACCCGGCATGGCTGGCAATGTCTGTAATAATCTAGCAGCATTAGGATGTAATGTTTATTCTGTCTACGGAGAAAATAGCACAAAGACTAGATTAATTGATATCAGAAGTAAACAACAGATTGTTCGCATCGACAACGATGTGGTATCAACACCTCCTAGTATTCCTTACAGTCTTACTGGATATAATGCCGTGGTGATCAGTGACTATAACAAAGGCACTGTTACCTACGAGCTAATTGAAAACCTACGTAACACATTCGATGGACCTATCTTTGTTGATACAAAGAAAACAGACCTAGCCAGACTAGAAGGATGTATAGTTAAAATAAACAGTTTTGAATTTAGTCAAATTAAAACCAGATGCAGTAACCTGATAGTGACACTAGGCCCAGAGGGTGCAGACTGGAATAACAAAATATTTCCAGCACCTGTAGTTGAGGTCAGCGATGTCTGCGGTGCCGGTGATACATTCTTAGCAGCACTGGCCTATTGGTATATCCATTCTCGAGACATGGAACAAGCTATTAAGTTTGCGGTCCGGGCTAGTGCAGTGACCGTACAGCGTCTAGGAGTTTATGCTCCGTCATTGGAAGAAATTTTATGATAGTATTAACAGGTGCTGGTGGATTTATTGGCAGTGTGGTATTAGGGTATTTAAATTCTCAACAAATAACTGATATTCTCATAGTTGACGATTTGCCCTATGAAAATCAATATAAAAACTTGATCGGTAAACAGTATAAAAGACTATTATCAATAGATGATGTTGACTTAACTAATGAAAATATCACTGGAGTGATACATATCGGTGCTAATTCAAATACTCTAGAAAAAAATTGGAGTTCGATTTATGCTTCAAATATCCAATCAACAAGAAAGTGGAATACATTTTGTAAAGAACGCAGTATACCTTTTATTTTTACTTCAAGTGCAGCAGTATACGGCAATGGTCAAGGCCCAATGAATCAATATGCGTTTAGCAAACTACTCAGCGAGAATGAAATAGACGGAGTTATTCTTCGACTGTTTAATGTTTATGGACCCAATGAATATCACAAGGGCAGAATGGCCTCTTCAATTCTGCACTGGGTTGATCAACTCAGCAAGACTGGAGAAATAAAAATATTTGAAAACAGTAAGAATTATTTCAGAGATTTTATATGGGTAGAAGACGTGGCAAAAACCATATACCATTTTATGTATAAAAATTATCAACCCGGAATTTACGATCTAGGCACTGGTAATAGAGTAGATTTTGAAACTATTGCGGATACAATCATAGATCATACAGGCGCAGGAACAAAAAAATTCATAGATATGCCAACTGATCTTAAAAATCAATATCAAATTAACACCCTTGCTGATACCAAATCGCTGATCAGTTCGGGAGTAACCGTTGAGAATTTTATTCAAATCAACACGGGCGTTGAAAAATACATAAATTATCTATCAAACATTCGTTATATTTAAATAAATAATAGTATGGCCAAAATACCCGTATTCGATGCAGTAAGAATAATTCCTAGAGATTCTGGATTTTTAAATAGAAATTCAGGATCAAGGGGCGAAGTTTTTTACGATCAAACAGCTAATACTCTTAGAATTTACAACGGATCAACAGTCGGCGGTGTAAGTTTAGCAAAAGCAGATTTAACCAACGTTTCCAACTCAGACTTTCTTTCCAAGGCTAATTTAGCAGGAGTGAGCGGGGGTGGCGGAAATACCACAGTTTCAGTAAGTAGTAGTGTACCTGTGGCCCCATCTAGTGGAAACTTGTGGTTAGATACCAATACCGGTATACTGTATGTTTATTTCAACGACGGGTCAAGCAGTCAATGGATTCAACCAGTGGCTCCGTATCCCGATACTACAAATTTAGCCACAGTATCATATGTTAATTCAGCAGTGACTGGATTAGCCTCTACATCCTATGTAAACACAGCAGTGGCAGGATACGCCACTACAGGGTTTGTCAATTCAGCAGTGGCTGGATTAGCCTCTACAGCATTTGTCAATTCAGCTGTATCGGCCGCGACATTTGTATTAAATGTAGAAGCAGACGATTCCACATTACGATCAGTTACATCGGGAAGCCCAATTCGATTCACTGGAGCCGGCGGTATCACCACAGCCTCTGATAGCTCAGGTAACATCACGATCACGGGCGGCGGCACCACAGGTAACATTACCTTTGCTGTGACCACTATAGACTCATCGGATTCTTCTGCAATAAGATTTACACCCGCAGTAATTTTTGATTCCGATGTCACAGTTCAAAATAATCTTGTGATAGATAACAGTGTCGAAGTTGCATTGAATTTGTCAGTGAACAATCAATTGACAGTGAAAGACATTGTGTTAACTGGCAATTTTTCAAGTCAAGGATCAGGAATACCTGAACTGTTGTCAGATAGTGAAATACAACTAACGGCTGGTACTCGTGTAGAGATAACAGCAAGTCCTTTGAAAATGGCATCTTTTACAAGTGCAGCAAGAGATCTGCTAACAGCGGTCAACGGCGATATGATCTATAACACCACAACAAATAAGTTTCAAGGACGTGCCGGAGGCGCCTGGGTAGATCTACATTAAGCCATGGAAAAAAAATATTATCAATTGGCGACTCATACTGAAGCAGAGTGGGATGAATTAAATGCTGAACTAACTGCGGCAGGACATGTCAATCAATCTGTTCCTATTCGAGAAATAGAATGTGTAGATGATCAATTACATAGCCCTACTCGAGGAACGTATCTACTCACTGACACCGAAGCAGAGCAGTTAAAAAATGATCCAAGAATAAAATTCATCAACATAGATTACAAACGCTATGCTGAATTCACACCACCACCTGACGAATTGCACTCAGTAAGACCAGATTTAGTAAACAGATATGCTGCTGCGGTGAAAAATTATAGAGAATTTGCTGCTTCCAACACACTAGCAGTGACACCCGATACCTCAGACGTCAACAGAACTGGGTATCAGCTCTATAGATGCACACAGAAATTAGATCCTTGGGTAGATGCTGCGCTGGCAGACAATGCAGTGGTCAATACCAATATTCCACAATACGGCACAGGCAAGCACATAGATGTCATAGTTGCAGATGACGGCACCTGGATTGGCCATCCAGAATTTCAAAACAATTCTCTGTCTGATTCCAGTCCGTTTGCAGCTGTGCCAAAACCCAGTGGATACGTTGGAGGCAATGTTCTACCAGGTAACGGCACCTGTGATCTATTAGATCTGGTGCTAGATTCACCATATTATCTAGATCCTGATTGGTTCAATGCTGATCCTGCCACGAGATTAATCACTAGGTGGGACGGCACCGTAGTTCCTGTAGAGTCAGTAGCAAGATCATGGTGGTCAAACAACGCTCTGCGCAGCGCACAGTTTGCGAATGCAGGCACAGTGGGTGTTTCTATTGCTTATACTAGAGCAAACTGCAATGGCTCCAACGCTGCATTATCTACCGAAGGTGATCACGGTACCTGTTGTGCTGCACTAACCTACGGAAGAACACAAGGTTGGGCCTATAATGCCAATAAATGGGTATTAGATCTTTACGGCATCTACGGTGCAGGCATAGAAACGGGCTTTGATATAATGAAAATATTTCATACCGTGAAACCAGTGAATCCTCTCTTTGGCACTAGAAATCCCACAATAACCAGCAATAGCTGGGGCTATCGATCCGACAAAGCTCCCGGCGGATCAACATATTATTACACTCATAGGTCAACCAGCAACACTGCTTATACCACCGAAACAGGAATAAACTGGCTAAGCCACATGGGCACACAGGGAGATGGCGGTCGTTGGAAAAGTGAAATGAAAACAAATTCACTGACCACAGCGCAAGATGAATTGATTGCTGCCGGAGTGATTTTTGTTGCGGCTTCCGGTAACAGCAATCAAAAACAGGTGAACAGCAGTCATCCGGACTATAACAATTTTATTACCGCCACCAACGGCGGAAGTTTAGCCAACTCCACGTTCAGTGAGTTTGGAGTTGCAGTATATGGCACAACGAATCGCCGAGGATTCCCTCAACAAGGCGGCAAATATACCGATGCCACTGGTGCCGTAATTTATCCGGTGATCAATATCGGAGCACTTGATGACGATTATAAGACCTCAAAAGAAGCCAAAGTTGGTTACAGCGATAGGGGGAACAGCATAGATGTTTATGCTCCAGCAGATGGCACCTTGGCAGCTAATAGAGGCTATGGCACAAACTGGCCGAGACCTGATACCTATGCTGCTCTAAGTTACAATTCCGGAAATACCACCGACGCTGCCTTTAGCGGAACCAGTGCTGCCTGTCCTGTGGCCACAGGATTTATAGCCACAGTGTTGGAATGGAATAGAGACTGGACCTGGGTGGAAGTCAAAGCATGGCTGCAATCTCTAGAAACACAAGACGCTGCCGATTTTTACTTCGGCACAGAATCAACCACTACTAACACAGCCAATTGGCTGGATTATGAAAGTCTCGAAGGAGGCGATGCTCGAGTGATTTATCAAGGGCAGATTGATGCTAGATTTAGATCGGGTTCAAGAAAAATCTTGTCCAATCTTAGAATCAACAGCGGTTTGCGATTGCGGCTGAATCGTTGATAAATATTCCATAGAGATTAAAAAATGCCTATAAATTTTCCTAATAGCCCAGCACTCAACGAAGTCTATACTGTTGATCAAAAATCGTGGCGATACAACGGCACTGCTTGGAATGTGATCAGCAGCGGATACGATCTTTCAACTTCGCCTAGTTTCACTAATTTAGTTGTTGCAGGACAGTCAACTGTGGTAGCAGATACCGCCACAGATACCTTAACACTAGTAGCAGGTTCTGGTATTGCTATCACAACCAATGCATCTACTGACACTGTGACTTTGACTTCTGTGGCCTCTACTGGAAATATCACAATTGTAGATACTACCCTTAGTGTTACTAATGCAAACCCCATAACCATAACTCCTAACCTGGTGTTAGGGGGAACTTTGAGATTTCCAGATAACACTGTTCAAACCACAGCCACAGTGCAAGGACCTGCTGGGCCAGCAGGTCCACCTGGCTCAAGTGGTACTGGTTCAGGTAATGTCAATTCTGTGTTAGGTAGCTATGTCGATAACGCCATAGTTAGATACAGTGGCACCAGTGGCACAACTATTAAAAACAGCTCAGCCAGCATTAGCGATGCTGGGCTACTCACTGCTACCAACTTCAGCGGTGGTGGGGCTAGTATTACCGCATTGAATGCTACGCAATTGACCACCGGTACTATACCCGATGCAAGATTTCCTGCTATACTGCCAATCAGTAGTGGTTCAAATCTCACTGCACTCAACGCCACACAGTTGACCACAGGCACAGTGCCCATAGGTCGTATAGGAGCCGCAGGCACACCTAGTGCCAGTACTTATTTGAGAGGCGATAACTCGTGGGCCACAGTAGCTGGAGGCGGTGGCACAGCGTCAGATAGTTTTGCTACAATTGCAGTAGCGGGGCAGAGTTCAGTGGTAGCGGATTCGTCTACAGATACATTGACATTGGCGGCTGGCACAGGTATAACACTTACAACCGATGCTAGCACCGACACCATTACTATTACTAACTCGGGCTCAAGTCAAAATGCTTTTGGTATATTGGCTGTAGCAGGGCAGTCGAGTGTTGAAGCAGAATCTCCAGGAGATACAATAACATTGGTAGCAGGCACTGGTATTTCACTAGCCACCAATGCTGGCACAGACACTGTGACAATCACTAGTACCGTATCAGCAGGTGCTACAGCGTTTACCGGACTAAGCGATCGTGCAGATCTTACTATAGATCAGTTTTATCTACAGGCTATAACAAGACTTAATGTGACTAATAACGGCGCATCTGCATATAGATTTGATCAGTATGGGACCACAGACGATCCTACAATATATGCCATAAACGGAACTACTATAGCATTTAATTTACAGGCCACCGGCCACCCGTTCTTGATACAGAATAATGCGGGCGTTAATTATGACATTGGGCTGGTTCACGTTACCACAGGAGGCACAGTGACTACAGGATCATCTGCACAGGGCAAAGATTCGGGAACGTTGTATTGGAAGATTCCAGATAGTATCAGCGGAAACTATAGATATCAGTGTAGTGCCCATGCTGCTATGGTAGGCACAATTGTAATTAAAAACTTCTCTAGTATTTAATTTTGCTGCGCCTGTGCCCAGTCTCTGATTCTAGTTTCTAATTTTTTTCTTATAGCTGTGATATCCTGCTTCATTTCACTGCCCATGGTAGGCAGCTGACGACTGTAGATCATTTCCATGTGCATGCTATCTAATTTTTTTATTTCTGCAACAAGTTTGTTCAGCAGTTGTTGAGATTCCTGTTTGACTGCGCCATCAGGCATGGTGTCGATGGCTGTGCTATATCGCTCATAATCTTCCTGGAATCTACTAGATTTTTGTAACAGATTTGACATTTTCTAACTCCAATATGGTTTCTATTTTCACACGTATTACCTGATTATTTAATGTGGTTCGCAGTCCCGAGTGTAATTGTTTGGGAAGGCAATCTAAATCAGCCCAGCATATGGTTTTTGATGCCAGAGTTAAAAACTCTTGATCGACCACGCACACATATGTGCCATACTCAAAACCACGATCTTCAGACAGATACAGTTCAATAGGAACTATACGGCCTTGAGCATATTGCGTTAACAATGCATCTGCATCTTCTAGAAGGCTGTTATTACGTTGAAAGGTAGGCACGGTCCATCGCTCATCATCTAGGATCAGCAGGATGCGACCTGTGGTTTTAGCTAAAAATAATAATCCGGCACGCTGTTGCATGCAGATACTTATCCGCCTATAGTCTTGAAGTTCCACTCTCCTGGCAGATACTCACCTTCGAATGCTTTGAGCCATTGATTACCATCCCATTTGTATTTGATGCCTGTGCGGATATTTTGAATATGGGTAGGTGAGAAATCTTCACCTGCAATAGCTGCATCTTCCAGCGTGTGGTCTTGAGGATCCCAAATTGTGGCCCAGGTCTGACCAGTCCACTCTACAATGGAATTGGCTGTGATCACAGGATCGGTACCATCTTGATTTTCCCATGATGAATCGTTGTTGCTAGGATCACGCCAGGCCTGCGGACCTCTATATGGTATGTTTGTGCTGTCTGCAGGATTAGAAGGAAGATTAATATAACCTCCACGGTTCTCGCTGTTGTTGACATCGTCTAACATCAAGAATCTCAAGCCCAGTGGTATCTGTGCATGTGATCCATAGACCTCTAAAGGATTATACTTGTAAGGATCTATGATAGCATCTACCGTGCCTCTAGCAGCTATGCCGGGAATGCCACTGGCAATGTCGTCATTGGCAGGATATGTGTCTGCATCTAAGGTCACGGTGAGCACGGTCTGGTCCAAGGGATTGATCACAAATGTGCCTACTATCTCATAGCCACTGGCCTTTTGAAACCATATTTCACTGCCCGGCACATAGCCGCCTTGTATCTCTAGAATCTTTGACCATTCCACTGGTTCGCCATTTTTAAATTCTTTCTGACTTAGCCCTAGCGACTGCACAGCATCTAATGGATTCACTAGTGTGAGATCATATTGGTTATCGTTGACTGTGCCTGTGTTGGATTTGAACAGCAACACTCTGTAATTACCATAAGTTTTGGTAACTAGGGTCATACTGGATTGTGAAGTATTGTATATTAGATCTGAAAGATCTATCACATCACCTTGATCTGTAAACACGTTGGCCACAATGCTTTGAACTATGCCTAGCTTTTTGACCTTGGCCGGTGGTGATATGAACACAGGCATTTCAAAATCAAGACTGCATATGTCTATGTCTGATTCTGCGCCCTGCGGTATTGTCCTACTGGAAAAATTAGTGCCGGTTAGATACATGGCGCTGAGACTGGTCCAGTCGATGTAGTTGTCTGTGGTTTGCAGTTCCAAACTGGGATTAAACAGCACCAGTATCTGTTCTAACAACTGTAATTTTTGATCAGTGTTTGTTGTCCATATATCAGCTTTCATGGTCAGCTTGAATGGAGTAGGCATGAGTCTTTCAACAGTATAGCTGCCGCCTTGTGCGCCCGAATATTCTCTTGTGCCGTTGGCGTCTGTGAATCTGCGTTCTCTCACGTGTATCTTAGACACAAATGTAGGATCACTGAGTCTGTTGGTATCCATCTCAATGCCTGTGATATAACACGCTATTCTCGGCACAGTAGGCATTTTGTTTTCAGAATTGTCTTTGATGATGCTGGCTACCTGTCTGGTCAAATCGCCATACATCACCGGTATCTGTTTTTGCTCACCGTCTCCTGCTTGATACTTGAATCCAATGAACACACGCATGAACTGTGTGACATATCGTCGTATCTGTCCGTCGTAGTAAAAATCCATTATAGGTCTGCCTCAGGTCTTAGAGCCTTGCTGAGACTCTGTTTTTCTTTGACTGTGTGTCCGTCTATGGTGTTCACAGTGGGGTTATTAATGAATGTAGATTTTTGTGTCTGACGCATATCCTTGCCTGCAAACGGTTTATCAGCTGCTACATCGCTGGCTCCGAGATTGCTCATAGTCGTTCTCACATTGTCTTCAAACTTGCGCCATCTTACTCCGTCAAATCTAAACAGTCTGTTAGGAAGATAATCTGTTCGCAGTGCAAATTGTCCATTAACAGGATTGTTGGGGAATGAAATACCAGCGGTAAATGGAGCACCGTTGGGAGGTAAACCGTCTTTGGTTAGATAACCTTCATAGCCATCCCCGTCAGCAGGTAAAATTACACTGCTGGCAGTCTGACCAACATATATTGCATTACCAGCCGAGTCAAATTGGGGAACTCCATTTTCATCAGTGGCCTGTGTTTGTGCATCCACTGTCACCAACGATGCATCCACGCTGGCTAATTCTGCGGTACCGTCGTCGGTTCGCTGTAGTGTATAATACTTGCTGGTGTCGTAGCCGCTGCGTGGTGCATCTGCTTCTGCTTGATCTAATACCGCAGCAGTGATCTGCATTTCTTTTTCGTAGGTACTGATTACATCTCGTAGGGTGTCTGCTAGTGCATAGTAAGGATTGTTTACCGGTCCGGGCGGTTCTATTCCGGTGACTTCTCGGATGACTTGATATTTTTTGCCATTGTCAGCTAATACAACATCGCCGGGATAATAAGTTATGGTTGAGTTATAAGTGCCTTTGTAGAATTCTCTGTCTGCAATATCATCTAGTATCTGTTTGAATTCTTGGCTATCCACTAACGGCTTGCACTTGGCACGATATAGATGTGGATACCATGTGGCTGAAAATCCTTCCGCTGCTCTACTAACTTCTTCTATGACAAAGAAACGTTTTAGTGCAAAAGTTAAATCATTCAAAGCATATTCGTCTTTGAGATGCGGCAGTTCTATCACATCTCCTGCTATGATTTTACGACCTAGTTTTTCTACAGTATCTGTGATGTGGAATGTGATAAAAATAGTGTCATTCTGCAGGAACAGTCCAAACTGACTAAGGTTAAAATCGATATCAGATATATTGTATACACCGCGCATGACGTAAACATCGGGATCATATTTGCGATCTCTGTTTTCTAAAAATAACAGATCTTGTATGTTTGCTACGTTATCAGTGGCGTAGGTAGGAGTGCTGGGAGTATCGCCCTGTATGGATGCACCGGGCCCGATGTATCTGTGTACCAGCACATCTGTTCCGCCGACTTGGAACATTTCCCAGGCGGATCTATCTATAAAGCGGAAATCGTTGCCCTTTTCGGGTCGGTATAAACTGAGTCTTGGCATAGTCATATATTTACCGCTACGATAAATACTCGTATGAGCACATCAGACCAAGCCAAAAATTCTGTTTACAACTACTGCAAAGCCATGCTAGGCGATGGTATGGTAGACGTAGAACTAGACCCTATCCACTACGATACAGCACTTAATCGTGCTCTAGCAGTTTTCCGTCAGCGAAGCGATAACGCTGTAGAAGAAAGTTATGCGTTTTTAACCCTTACTGAGAGCACTAACGAATATATACTACCTAAAGAAATACAGCAGGTACGTCAAATATTCCGTAGATCAGTGGGATCAAGAACTGGCAACGGCACAGGTGGAACTGTGTTTGAGCCGTTCAACTTGGCCTATGCCAATACCTACTTATTAAGCAGCACTAACATGGGTGGCTTGTTAACCTATGAACTGTTTAGTCAGTACCAGGAGCTGGTAGGTAAGATGTTTGGTTCATTTATTAACTTTACATGGCATCCACAGAGTCACAAGCTGATCATACATCAACGTCCTCGCGGAGATGAATCTGTGATGCTACAGGTATACAACAGCCGACCCGACTTTGTAATCATCGATGATGTGTATTCCGGACAGTGGATCAAGGATTATTCATTGGCCAACTGCAAAATGATGCTTGGACAGGCTCGATCAAAGTTTGGACAGATTGCTGGACCACAGGGTGGCACACAGCTCAATGGCACAGCACTGATCACCGAAGCACAGGCCGAGATGGAAAAACTCACCGACGACTTGATGAAATTGGTTCCCGGCGGCAGCGGCTATACCTGGATAACTGGTTGACCTTATAACTAATCTATATTATAATTGTTCTAAAGGGGACAATTTATGATTATAGGTGTATGCGGTTTTATAGGCTCGGGCAAAGATACGGTAGCCGATTATCTAGTTAATTTTCACGAATTTCGCAGAGAAAGTTTTGCGTCGACACTCAAAGATGCTGTGGCCAGTGTGTTTGGATGGGATCGAACCATGCTGGAAGGTCGCACAGCACAGGCTCGCGAGTGGCGGGAACAAGTAGATCCTTGGTGGGCAGAACGCTTAGACATGCCTACATTAACTCCTAGATGGGTTCTACAATACTGGGGCACGGAAGTATGCCGTAAAGCATTCCATGATGATATTTGGATTGCCAGCCTAGAAAATAAACTGCGTCTCAGCAAAGATCACATTGTAATTTCGGACTGTCGTTTCCCCAATGAAATTAAATCAATCAAAGATGCAGGTGGCCAAATTGTTTGGGTGCAGCGTGGTGAGTTGCCCGACTGGTATGAGGATGCTATCAGCGCCAATCAAGGCAACAATGTAGGTCTAAACGCTATGAAGATGCGTAAAATACATGCATCAGAATGGGCATGGTTGGGCAACGATTTTGACAAGATAATCGACAACAATGGCACTATCGATGACCTGTATCAACAGAGTGCAAACCTAGTAGTCAGCAATAAGATCGCCTTGCCTCCAAGTTATACCCTCTTTGCCTAAGATAGCAGCACAGTTCAAGCACACAGTTTTGAGATTTGAGGGTCTGCAGTTGTTGAGATTTTCATCTACATGGAACACTCGAAATACCTCGGGGTGTTGAGATCGACACCCACATTTTTCACAAACGGACTTGGGTTTGTATCCGGCACGTTGCCAACGAGGAACATGCTCACCTGCACCGTGTGCTAGACAGATTTCACACAGTGTTCTGTAATAGGCACGAGTGTCTTTGTAGTAATTAATGGCTCTAGGTCGCTGTGCGCAGGCCTTGCATAGTGGTCGCATTTGATATTTACCCTTTTAGACCCCTTTTGTTCGGCGCCTAACTTGCTGTTTTTGGAATAGAATGCTAAATATTATGAGCAACTATTACCAGGAGAATAGGCGATATGGCACTAACATCACCAGGCGTACAAGTTACGGTAATCGACGAGAGTTTTTATACACCAGCAGAACCTGGTACGGTCCCTCTTATTGTCGTAGCTACAGCCCAAGATAAAACAAACGGAGCTGGTACAAACACAGCTTCAGCAACAACCAAAGCAAATGCTGGCAAAGCATTTAAAATTACGAGTCAACGAGATCTCACAGATCTGTTTGGAATTCCGTTCTTTGAACAGACAGCGAGTTCAACTCCTATCCATGGTTCAGAGCGCAACGAATATGGACTATTAGCAGCCTACAGTTTATTAGGTGTAAGCAACGCGGCATTTATTGTTCGAGCTGATGTAGATCTAGACCAACTCGCAGCAGAAGTAGATGCCCCGGGAGCGAACCCTGTAAACGGCAAATGGTGGATTGACACCCAGGCCACAACTTGGGGTATCCAAGAGTGGAACAGTGCCGCAGGATCAACGGCAGGCGGACAGAAATTTACCAACAAAGTACCGTTGGTGCTAACAGATGCAGATTTTCCGGCCAAGATTGAAAACAATGCTCCTAAGGCTGCAGTGGGTCAAATCGGCGACTACGCAGTGGTATTTCAAACAGTAGAAGGTGACGGTGCCTACGGCACAGCAGAAGATCTAGCAAGAATCTATTACAAGTCATCAGGCAACGGTGGCGTAGCAGGTGGTGGCACAGCAGTTGATGCTGGCGAATGGGTATTGGTAGGGTCTAATGAGTGGAAAGCCAGCTGGCCATTAGCAGTAAGTAATACATACACTGGTGCTGCACTCAGCGGAACCTTGTTTGTAAACAGCACTTCAATTGCTGCAGGATCATTAAACACAATTAGAGATAATATTAATTCGGCAGCTATCACAGGTGTAACTGCAAAAGTATTATCTAACAGACTCTACATTTATTCAGATGGTAGATCAATAGGCAGCGGAACAGGCGATTCTACTGGCCCAGATGGTAACATCAAGCTAGACAACGGCACAGCATCATGGGCTGCTATCGGTATTACTACAGGTGAATACATCAGTCCAAGACTGCAACAAACACCTCACACAGATATTCCTGCTTTCAAACGCACTGACAACGTAACTACAGTGGAAGGCGTTGCTACTGGATCTGTGTGGATTAAAACCACAGAACCAAATCGTGGCGCTCGTTGGAGAGCCAAGCAATGGAGTTCTGCTACACAGTCATGGGTGGCATCAGAGGCACCAATTTATGCTTCCACAAACGCAGCACTATTTTATCTAGATCGCAGCGGCGGCGGCGCCAATATTTCAGCAGACACATTGTTTGTGCAGAGCAATGCACAGGAAAACAGTGGATTTGACACTACACCAAACACAGCTGAATTCCGTGTATGGTATAGACACATTGGTATCGGTCAGGGCACTAGTGTAACCAGCAATATTATCAAGAGCGGTACATTTACTGCCGGTGCTACAACAGAGTTTACACTTGCCGAAAGCATAGTAGGTCAGTTGGCTCTAGATACTGCTAAGACTATTTCTCTAGCATCAACAAATGTTCCAGCAAATGCGCCTACAGGCGACAACAGCGATGCAGACAAGTTTGCCGCTGCTATTAATGCAGCTGGATTCACAAACATTGAAGCATCTGTAGTAGCTGTTACACCAACACAGAGCAGACTGGTTATTACACACAACGATGGCGGTGATTTTAGACTCACCGACGGCACAGGTACTCCTTTGTCAACTCTGTTCACAGCCTACAATCTCAAGACTAGATCAGGCACAGAAAACTTCTACAATATCTCATTGGGAAGTGGAGCAGTGGGAGCAGAAGATCTTGCTGCAGGTGCTGCACAAGACTATCTAGCTTCAGGTTATCAACCATTGGCTGCATCAGATCCAAGATTCGCAGCCACCCCAGATGCTCCATTGAACGAACCTGGAGATCAACAACTGTGGTATAATCCAAACTTTGCTGATGTTGACATCATGGTTCACAACGGTAATACTTTTGTGGGCTACAGACACGCAACATCACCCTACTATGAAGCTGCTACCACTACTTTAAGAACTGGTTACCTACCAATAGTAGCTGCCAGCAATCCATATGTGGCTGGAGTAACTGTATCAGGCGACTTATGGATCAGCACAGCAGATTTGGAAAACTTCCCAACAATTTATAGATACAACAGCAATTTAAGCGACATCGGCGATGTAACTCTGCGTTGGGAATTAGTGGACAAGACAGATCAAACCACAGAAGAAGGTGTGTTGTTTGCAGATGCTCGTTGGAACACTACCGGTACAAGCTCAGCACAAGCAACTATAGAAGATTTAGTAACACATAATTTCTTGGACCCAGATGCTCCAGATCCAGCACTATATCCCAAAGGCATGCTGCTGTGGAATCTAAGACGCAGTGGTGGTAATGTCAAGAAATACAGCAACAACTACATTGACACAGCTGGCGACAACCCAAGAACCAGCACAGCTACACTGGCAGGTAATGCATTTGTCAGCGGTGCAGGTCTAAGCATGGACGGATACTTCCCAGATCGTTGGGTCACCGCTTCAGGCAACAACGAAGACGGGTCAGGCAGTTTTGGTCGCAAAGCACAACGCAAGGTAGTTACACAGGCTTTGAAGTCAGTGATTGATACAAGCCAAGAAATCCGTGATGAAGAAAGAAGAAACTTCAACATCATAGCTTGCCCAGGTTATCCAGAAACAATGAGCAATCTAGTTAATCTCAACATTGATAGAGGTATCACTGCATTTGTCATAGGTGATACTCCATTGAGATTACCTGCAGATGCTACATCATTAAACAACTGGGGAACTAATGCAGAATTGGTCACAGACAACGGCGATGACGGTATTGTGACCTATGATGAATATTTGGCTACATACTATCCAAATGGATTTACCACTGACCTAAGTGGTTCTAATGCAGTGGTTCCAGCAAGTCATATGATGCTGAAAACTATCGCACTCAGCGATAATGTCAGTTTCCCATGGTTTGCACCAGCAGGCACACGTCGTGGTGGTATTACTAATGCCACAGCAGTGGGCTATATTGATGCAGCCACAGGCGAGTTCCAAACTGTAGCACTCAACGAAGGTCAACGTGATACACTATATGAACTAAAGGTTAATCCAATTCCATTCTTCAACGGAGTGGGACTTGTAGCCTACGGTCAAAAGACTCGTGCAAGAAATGCATCAGCACTAGATCGTATCAACGTAGCACGTTTGGTAGTATATCTACGTAGCCAGTTGAACAAATTGGCTCGTCCATATTTGTTTGAACCCAACGACAAGATTACCAGAGATGAAATCAAACAAGCGGCAGAAAGCCTATTGTTGGAATTGGTAGGCTTGAGAGCAATCTACGACTTTGCGGTTGTGTGTGATGAAAGCAACAACACTCCGTCTCGTATCGATCGCAACGAACTTTATGTTGATATCGCTATAGAGCCAGTGAAAGCCATTGAGTTCATTTACATTCCATTGCGTATCAAGAACACAGGAGAAATTTAAAAATGGCAATTACATCGCTTAACAACATTGGTATTCCAACTACCAACGCAGCTGGCAGCACTCAAGTGCTGTTGATGCCAAAATTAAAATATCGCTTTAGAGTTACACTGTTGGGATTTGGAGTTACCGCAGCCACTGAACTTACTAAACAGGTGCAGGACGTTACAAGACCAAAAGTATCATTTGAAGAAATGGCTCTGGACGTATACAACAGCAAGGTCAAACTTGCTGGTCGACACAGTCTAGAACCAGTGACTCTAACACTGCGTGATGATGCTAGTGGTCAAGTTCAGAAAATGGTAGGGCAACAAATCCAGAAGCAGTTCGATTTCATGGAACAGGCGTCAGCACGTTCAGGCATTGACTACAAATTTACCACACGTATAGAAGTTCTTGACGGCGGTAACGGATTGCTAGTACCAAGCACTTTAGAAACATTTGAACTATATGGATGCTTCATTCAAAATGCAGACTATGGTGATGCAAACTACAGCACCAATGAGCATATGACTGTTGCTCTGTCTATTGTCTATGACAACCTATCACAGTTCGCAGCAGGTGCAGCAGCAGTGAGCCCAATAGGCGGCATTGGCGCAGCAGTTGGCAGAACTATTGGCGCAGCAACTACAGGCGCTTCTACAGCACAAGGTTAATCATAATCTTCAAAATAGCCCGACTAAAAATCGGGCTTTTTTTGTGGCATAAATATTTGTATGGCAAATAAATTCACAAGATACCTATCAGAGTTCGGTTCTGGCTTGATTGAGGGTGTGACCAAACCTAAAGGTCAGATGAGTGATTATCGTCACGCCACTAGATTGTTCGTTGACAACGGGCTACGGCTCAGTCCAAAGACCAAATTTCTGTTTTACGTGTATTTTGAAATGGATAATTCAGTGCGAGGCATGTCACCATTCAGTGCCAAACACAAGAACGAAGCAGGCCTATTAGTCAAGAGTGCTGATCTTCCTAAATTTAATTTTGATTCGGTAGTAATGAATCAATACAATCGTAAAAAACTCGTATACAAGCAGATAAACTATGATCCAGTAAACATCAACATGCACGATGACAGCAATAATGTTATCAGTGCCATGTGGGCCTTGTATTATGGCTACTACATCGGCGATAGGCATAATCCCAACGCTGCCTACGAATCCAATCATTATAGACCCACTGGTACTAACAAAGACAATTTTCGATATGGCCTAGACAATGACAAGAGCGTGGATTTTTTTAAATCTGTAACTATCTATACCATGAGTCGTAGAAGATTTGTTGGTTACACATTAGTAAATCCTCGAATTAAATCATGGAGCCATGGCGGCATGGATTATTCAGCTGGTGAATTCAACGAAAGTCAAATGACTCTAGAATACGAAGCTGTGCGATACAGCACAGGCAATGTATCTGTGGGAACACCTAAAGGATTTGCAACCTTGCACTATGACACTGTTCCAAGTCCACTGAGTGTGGCAGGAGGTGGTGTTTCTACACTCACAGGAGAGGGTGGTGTACTAGATGGCCTTGATCAGATTTTTGGCAGTATTGGTAACGGAGCAGCGTTTGATACACCCGGAGGTTTTATAGGCACCTTGGCCAAGACTTTTAACACCTACAAAAATTTCAAAAGTCTCAGCAAAGAGCAATTAGCCAGCGAAGCCATTAACATATTAAGTAACCCAGGAAATATTTCAACAGCAATTGATAAAGTCAGCGGAGTTGTCGGAACAGTGTTTCCTAAAAGTGCTACTACAGAATCCACAACCAACGCTAGACAACGCAATATCACAGGTAATTAATCATGGCTACTAATTTACCAGCACAACCTATTGAAGACAGCGCAGCAGCGACCAAACTATATTTTGAAAACTATGGCGAATCTGCTCTAGAGTTTCCCTCCAACGATGTCGCCGCTGCTGTGAGCTTTTTCCAACAGGCTGGATTTGATCTCGATGCTGCCTCAACTTCTGCAGCAGTGGTACTAAGACAGGCCAAGCTCGACAACACACCTATTTTTCAAATCTTAGATACACTAAAGAATTTTCCAGGAGTTTCACTGAGCCAGATAGTTGCAGAAATACTCAACAACAATCGCGTGCCTACATCTATATTGGGATATAGAACTCAAAACGTCAATACCAATAAGACTAGAAATATCGCTGCCTAATGTCTAAATTCGCACAGGGACGATTTGAAATGAAAAACCCTGCCAAGTATGTTGGCAAGAAAACACCATTGGCTCGTAGTTCATGGGAATTTGTGTTCATGCGCATGTTGGATGAGCATCAAGGTGTAGAAAATTGGGCCAGCGAAAGCATACAGATACCGTATAGAGATCCCTTGACTGGCAAATACACAATATATGTGCCTGATTTCTTTGTGGTCTACAAAGACAAAACTGGCAAGAAGCATGCAGAAGTCGTTGAGGTGAAACCGCAGAGTCAAACCCTAAGAGAATCGGTAGGAAAAAGCAGATACAATCAAGAACAGTATATCAAAAATATGGCCAAATGGGAGGCTGCTACAGCTTGGTGCAAGCAGCAGGGACTAAGATTTAGGGTAGTCAACGAAGGTGATATTTTCCATCAAGGATCAAAAAGAAAATGATGCATTATTCACAGGTTGGTCAAGATATCTTTGCGCTTCAAATATGTAATCACAAATCATATGTAGAGATTGGTGCAGCAGATCCTATAAAAATGAATAATACTTTTTTGTTAGAAAAACAGGGTTGGACTGGTATTAGTTTAGAACTTAATACAGATTTTAAAGAAGATTGGAACAATATCAGAAGTAATTCTTGCTATTATACAGACGCAGTTAATTATAAGTATAATTTAAAAGATCGAATGGGATATTTGAGTTGTGACATTAATCCTCCAGAATTAACATTGCAGGTGCTCAAAAATGTAATCGATCAGGGTATTGTTTTTGACTGTATTACTTTTGAACATGACGATTATTGGCGAGAAGAAAAAGGATTTTTGGAAACATGTAATTCTGCAAAAGAATATTTAGATAGTAAAGGCTACAGAGTTGCAGTAAATAACGTATTTGCTACTAGAAGAAGAAAATCTTGGACAGGTGAATGTCATTTTGAAACCTGGTATGTGAATAAAGATATAGAATTTAAAACTGTAGAATATAGAGACTGGGTTAAAACACAGATAAGTATGATATGACGAAAAAATTAGAAGAACTATTTGATTTAGAATCTCAAGCTGAACCGGCAGCACCACCACCGCCTGTGCATGAAGAAATCAACAGTCTCGATGATCAGTATCAAGCAGTGCAAAAGATCGTGCAAACACTGCCACATATACAAGAACTAGAAAATCTTGATGAGCAAGAACTAGATAATCTTGCCAAAAAAGCAGAACAGGCCTATGACGATCTCATGGATCTAGGCATGAATGTAGAAGTGAGATATTCGGGTAGGATATTTGAAGTAGCTAGCTCAATGATGGGCAACGCTATCACTGCCAAAAGCAACAAGATAGAAAAGAAACTCAAAGCTGTGGATCTGCAGCTGAAAAAACTAAAAATAGACAACGATGCTGGGGTAGATCCCAACAACGTAATAAATGGGCAGGGTTATGTGATCACAGACCGTAACGAACTGCTGAAAAAATTAAGCGGAAAAGCATAAATACTCATATGAAAACTTTTAAAGAATATCTCGTCGAAAACAAAAAAATTTACAGCTTTAAGATCAAAGTTGCGGGCGATGTTCCTGAAAA